TATATTTATATTAATAATGAACATTTATCTCGAAGCATTTCTTCGCTCGGTCGCTGTATTCCTCGGTGTATTTTTCACGGTCACATGGGGACGAAAGAGTAAACCCAAATGGGATATAGCACCAATACTAATGGCTGTCATCGGAGCTCTAATCTTGGCGTTTACACAAAAGATTGAAATGTATGTTCCACCACCTATTATTACAAACTACTAAAGTTTACTCAGGTATTTAGATCCAACTTTCTTCATGAATCTATGCTTCTGTTCGCGGCTATCAAATGTAATCTTGAACCCATTCCCAACGTACGGTTTAGGTGGGGGTTTGTAGTAGTCTTCGAGTTCATCATCAGATTCATCAACGATGTAGTCAGGGTCATTAGTTTTAACAGTTCGTCTTCTCATTTTTTCTTAGCATTACTACGCATCAATGTTTTATATACATTTTTCAAGATTTTACCAACACCTTCTGTTATCATCGCATGCGCTAATTGTCGTTTCATCTCAAAATAAAACAAACGAACTAGATGTTCCATCTTAACATTATTAAAGACTTTTATATAGTTTCATTTAATGAAGACCGTTGTAATCGCACTCCCGGGAGATTCATATTCAGGTGCATTTCTTAAAAATTGGACAAATGCATTTATTTATTTGCAACAGAAGGGATACAACCTTATAACGATGAACGAACATAGTAGTTTCGTACCTTTTTCTAGAATGAAAACACTTGGATTAAATCCACTTCGTGGTATAAACCAAACGCCTTTTGGTGGAGACCTCGAATATGATGTATGGGTCACCATAGATAGTGATATATTTTTCTTACCCGAGCAACTCGAAGAACTTATTGAAGACACGGATAAATATCCAGTTGTATCTGGGATTTATAGAATGATAGACATGAAACACTATACAGCTATAAAAACGTGGAACATCGACTATTACAAAAAACACGGGTCATTCAAATTTTTACGTGTAGAAGACATCGAAGGTGCGTCTAAACATATGAAAGTTGCGTACACTGGCATGGGATTCATGGCGGTAAAACGCGAAGTACTCGAAAAAATGAAGTACCCTTATTTTCACCGAGAACTTCACGTGATAGACGACGAGATACGAGACATGTGTTCCGAGGATGTTGCATTTTGCAAAAATGTGAAAGACGCTGGGTACGACGTCATCATAAATACTGGATTATACGTTGGACACGAAAAAATGATGGTGATTTAAAAGCGGATTCTCAATGGTGGGAGGGGTACATCGTCGACAGAACTCGAAGCTGTGTTTGAGATTATCACAAATTTCTAAATATACACTTTCTGGAATGTCAGTTTTATATTCGTCCACGAGGGACATGATGATTCGAATCGGATCGCTCATTTTTAATGATTACAAATTTATTTTTTATATATCATCTTCATTCTCTAGCATGTACCGCAAGCGGTCTTCTATGCTCATCCCATTTTCCGGAACTACTTCAAAATCGGCGTCTGCGATGGCGGGGTCAAAAATATCACCGTGTCTTTCACACAATTGACATGTAGACCCTTCAGCTGGTGGTTCACCAATTGGGTGGTTGTGCATCGGGGCCACTTTCTTTGTCTTTTTGGGAGCTTTTTTAAGTTTAGGATTCTTTTTTGGTGATGACGATTCGGTACTCGTCGATGGCTGAGGTTTGTCGTGCTTTTCACACACAGACTTCCCTTCTTTTGCTCTGCATTTACATCTATTCCCACTTGACGCGGCAATTGCACTACATTGTACTCTGACAGTTTGTTGTCTGGTTACACCGGTGCGTTGCCTCGGTTTCATTTCTTCTCGGATAGATTTTACTTCTTCGTGAAGTTGTTTATTCTCCACACGAAGTGTTTTCACTTCATCGATGAGAGATTTGACGAGGTCGGTGAGGTGTGCGATGTCGGCCATTTTTATAGTTAATATTTATAGTAGACTTTCTCGACTTAGGAATTTTTTTCTTATGTATTTTTAAATGATCGCGCGTCCATTTACGAGTGTGCTAGTTGAGGCTATTCTAATTGGAATTCTTACATTAGTCGTATACACGGGTGTTACTAAATTTGTGAAGGATTCGCGAGCGCTCATCCTCACGGGAGCACTCGTCCATCTATTTTTCGAATATTCGCCTATGGGAAATTTGAATGAAAGATATTGTAAATATTTATTAAAAGCCTAATATTGAACTGAGAACTCTATTCTTCCATTCCTTTACAGTTTCTTGCTTTCGCCCGTACTTGAGCTCTAATAGAGCTTCCGACGCTAAACCTTCATCTACATGTGCCTTACAACAGCCATATCTAGATGATTTATACCAACACCCAGGGTATTCGCATTTAGGTCTCGTCTTCACTGAGGAGGATGAGCTTTCTTCTTTTTCTAGGTGGCTCGTCTTCGTCTTGTTTGATTTCGCCATCTTCGGACTCGGACTCGGTCTCAGACTCGGTCTCAGACTCCGTCTCAGACTCAGTCTCAGACTTGGTGTCTGACTCAGACTCGGTGTCATATTCTTTCTCACTTGGGTAGTAAACTTTCGGTAAATCTTCTTCGAGTGCGTCCCAGTTTACCCATCCTTCGAGTTGATTATGTTTAATAAATTCCTTCAATTCAGGCTTATCTCTGACACCCCAGGTATTTGACGCGATATCAGACCAATATGCAAGGGATCCATTGTCGATTTCCGCCGGATACAAATAAACTTCGTCATCGATGGTCATTTTATTTTTAATTGTTTCACAGTAAATGTCATACATATGCTCCAACAAACCGTCATTACACACGGAACCGTCGCTATTAAAATTTTCATGACCAAATGTTAAAAAATGCACTTGTCCATATTCGGCATTTAGTTTTTCACGAGCGACACCAATGTAACACAGGTAATCTTTACTGTTTTCTGGGATAAGTTTCAATGGGAAATTCTCGGCTCGGAGAGCCCACACTTCGGTATCAAAACTCGTCATCCTCGTCATAAGGTCATCCAAATGGGTCAACCTACGAAGGGATGTGCAGTGCTTTACGAGTTCAGTATTGAGGCTCATTTTCTATAACATTTACGTTTGATTTTTTTAACTGTATTATTAAAAGTCGACTCTAGGCGCGAGACGTTTGCCGAATGCTTTAATCTTAAATATTCGTTCTCTCTTTTTAAAATCTTCACACCTTTTCGAAATTTCATGAAGTCTAACCTGTGCTTCGAGAACTTTGTCATTTGAGTGGTATTCTTCGTGCTTTACAGTAGGTTCCCATAAATCAAATTTAGAGTAAAACCGCTCCTTTTCTGTATTCCTCGATTCAATTTCTTTGTATCGTTCGATTTCACTACAACACGAAATATATTGCTCCATGTAATCACGTGACTGTTCGTTTTTGAGTTCATCCATTTTTGTTCGAATTATGTCGATGGCGGGATCATACAAACTTGATTTTTGTTCTCCAAAAATTTGATTCACACGGAGAGTTCGAAGAATCACATTTAAATCACTCAGTGCCATGTCGTAAATACGATTTTCTTGGTGCGCGCGGGCACGAATGGTGCGAATTAATTTCGATGAGGTTTTTCCATATCGTGATTTGGACGTCTGTACAGAGAGTGTTCGTGGCTTGGCAGAAAGCGAGGCGGAAATCGCTGGTCGTGCAACCATTTTGCATTATACACACACGATTCCTTTATAAGCTTTAGGAAGTTGAAGAATCACTTCTTCACCCACTTCGTTAAAAGCGATGACTATTTTGTAGTCACCGTTATCAATTTTACATTTTGTGTCTTCTTTCACAGACTTAGGTACAAAAAAATCAAAAAACCGAGTGTAAAAACTCATTCTTCTTTCTTTTTACTAAGATGTTCTTCTTCGAGTTTCCTTTTTTCAGACCGAATCGTTTTCAAAAATCGGTGGGGGTATTCGGTAAATTTAGACCAACTAAAATCGTCGATTGAATATTCAATATATTCTGGTACGTGCGCGATAAACACAATAGATGCCTTTATGAATTTATAAACACACGTAGTAGTTATAGCGTAGCAGAATGCACGCGGGTAAAGCCACCACATATATGTGTTTATATGTTACTTTTTTTATCTAACTTAACTACAAGATGAACCTACATGAAGTTCCAAAGAAAGTTCAGTACGTAACCGTGGACTCAGAATTTGTGAGTGGTTCTAATAACACGTTTACGATCGATTTTTCACTCGATTCAAATGTGCATATGGAAGACATGACAAAAGTCATAGGCTTCAAAGTTGTGGATTTCTATGTTACTCAAGTCGGTGAAAGCGATGGCACCGGAACGACAAATGTTTCTAAATACATAGATGTGGTGTGCGAAGACATACCAAAACGTGCACAAATACTGGACGAAAGAAATGGTGAAATACTCGCGAGAATACCACTCGAAAGAAGCTTTTCCGGAAGTAACACGTTTATCATGAGAGACAAACAATGGAGATCATTTCACAGAGAAACTGCATTATTTAATCCAATATCTATACAAAAGACGCATTTTAAACTTTATGAATCACAGGGTGATGGCGACTACGAATTATTAAAACCGAATGTATCGTTCTACATGATAATAGAGATAACCACTATAGACGTAAAGGAAAAGCCCCGAAATAAAGAGGTTCAAATTTTAGAAGCACTCGATCGGTTGATGTCTAAAATAGACAATCTCAATCATAACGTAAAAAAATTACCGGATGCCGACCAGTTAGAGAAAGCTAGAAAGGAAACAAAAAAATACCCATTTAGCTATCTTGTTATAATGATAGTCCTAATATTAGGAGGTGTCTACTATATCATGCCTAAGCAGACGTCGATTCCTCCACCTTCTTTTTAACTCGGCGAACCACTTTCTTAACAACCTTTGGTTTTTCTGGTTCTGGTGCCGGGGCTGGAGCGACTGGCTCCGGTACTGGAGCTGGAGCTGGAGCTGGAGCCACGGGTTCTGGCACAGGGGCTGGCTTGGTGGCTCCATCAATTTCGTCAACCAAACGCAACAAGATGTCATAGACATGTTTCTTGTTGATGCGAAGAGACTTCATTTCATCACGGATTTCTTGCCTGATAGATTCCATTGTAATATACATAAAGGAAATATTATCTTTAAATGTAATGCTCGTCATAGGACCAAGTCTTCTGAGTGGAATCGGACAACACGCTAAAAAGTATACCGAACTTTTCCCCGATTGGGAATATACTGAAATTCAAAATGACATACCTGCATGTGAAAGAGCGTTCATATTTGCTTTACCTATTAATTACTGGTTTCAAAAAATACCAGAGCTCAAGAAAAAGGTCAAACACTTACACTGTATGACTGTATGTGAAACCGAAACCGTACACGAAGACTATGGTAAATTGTTTTCATTTTTTGACCGAATTGCAGTTCCGAGCGAGTTTTGCAAAAAAGTGTTCTCGAGACAATTTCCACATACCAAATTTTATGTCGTTAGAGCACATATACCCACCGAAGACAAATACACCTTTTATCACATTGGAAACGTCGCTGACCAACGAAAGAATTTTAGAGATATTCTCGAAGCGTTCGTGCGCCTCAATAAGCCCGACACAAAGCTTATAGTGAAAGCCACGTGTAATCAACCCATCAAAATTAACTTGCCAAATGTAGAAGTCATAAATGATCTGATATCCGATGAAGACCTGGATAAAATACATAGATTATCAGATTGTTACGTGAGCTTTTCTAGTTCAGAAGGCGTTGGTATGGGTGCTGTTGAGGCCGCCATCCGAGATAAACCTGTCATTATTACAAATTATGGAGGTGCACCCGAATATGTAAAAACACCGTATACGATTGATTGTGAACTTCAAGAGTTGCAGAATGATGACTTCTTGTTTAAGAAAGGTATGCAGTGGGGCAAACCAAACAAAGAACAACTCTTGGAATTCATGAATGATGCGTATGAAAAACGACTGAGATACATGGATCACTCACACACGAAATGGGTGGTTGGAAAAGAACACGTATCACAACAATTCATCGATGATGTAATTGGTAATGAAAACGATGAGCCCGGTGAGAATAGCACCTGAAGCAATGGCACCCTTTTGAGCGATAAGCATGGAGACGATATCATCAATGAAACCAATGTTTGTGGGTTTCTTTACATTTTCGGGGACAATTTTTGCGATAGCTACATAGAGGGCCATGGCGATTATAACTGGTCTTAATGTTTCTTGGTCTAACATTTACAATACACTAATATTTTGATTTTGGCTGATGTTTCTTACAGAATCCACCACACGTAGCTCTAAATCCACACGACTTGCCAGCCAATGTCACTGCCTGACAAGTGTGCACCACGCGCCTTTTTTCTACTATCTGCTCTGGAGCTTTATCTAAAAAGTGAATGACCTTACCATCCCTTTCTTTTCGAAGTTGTGTGTATTTTTGTTTCATCTTCCACGTTGCATGTGCGAGTTTCTTGCATCTATCGGTGGGTGATTCCACTCGGTACATACGCATGGCGTCGGCGAGGCACTGTTCGTAGGACATCTTTAGAATGTTGTAATTACAAGGGTAAGAATAGGTGACTTAGGATATAGAACTGCACAATTTTTCAGAAACAAATGAAATTACTGGAACAGATACTGCATTACCAGGTAATAACTCTATGAAACGCTTTTTAATTCTGATTACACCATAGATGTATCTCTTATTATGTGAAACCACATTGGAAATGAATGCCTAACACCACTACGTATTTCAGTTATACCATGCACGTAATCTATATTAGATGGGAATAAAACGAGTTTTCCCTTTTCTGGTTCAATACTCACAAGTAATTCCGGAAAAAATATTTTACCACCCTCAAAATCATCATTAAGATACAATATAGCAGTATAGTCTCTAATTTCGGTACCTGGGTGAAAGTGAAGATTTCCGGTAAAAAGATTCACTGTATCACAATGTGGTGGCATACGTTGTCCGGGATACCACGAGACTACGTCAGTATAAGTCATCCCAACTTTATGACCAAATGTTTCGAATGCTTTATTTTTAATTCTATCTATAATATCCGTTAATACATCACGTGATGGAAATGATTCTACATATCTACTTCTACCCGCATAAAATGGAAATACTTTATCAGCTGGTATAGTTGGTGTAGATGGTATCTCACCGACAATTTTGTCACACGTGGTATCATGAACAAACTTGGGTATTTCGTATATATCCATTATATAATTAGTTATATAAATTTATATTGTCATTTGCACACGGGTGTGTAATCAAAGACACCGTTTTCTTACATGTCAATTACAATCAAAATATTTATACCATTTCTAATGATTTTTAAGGCTGATATACAACTCGGTGTTGTCGCGCAGACACATTGTGATCTCGCAACCTAATTTGAACAAGCGTTTGGAAAATTCTTTGCCGTCTAGCGCTTTCAAAACGTCGTCCATTACCTCATTTGCGCTTGAATTACGAATATGGAGTGTTATACGTTCTCCATCTGAGTACTTGTAACTAGATCGACACATCCACCCAACGAAATTAGTGTACCTCTTGAACGAGCTTTTTCTACCTGGCTGATCGGTGATCGATGAGAAACATTTCAATAAGTCTTCAGTTTCAATGCCCATATATATCAACTGTCGCAAACGCTGGAAACTTGGTGACGTCACTTCCGTCATAACGGTTCCATAGTTACAGAGCATCTTGAAGTGCTTGATCTTCGCACCAGTATAGTCAAATGCTCGGAGGGT